CGTGAAGGGAAAGCAGGAACTACCTCCCCGAATTTGTATTTACGGAAATCATGGTATCGGTAAGAGCACAATCGCGGCTCAATTCCCCGCACCAATTTTTGTTAATACTGAGGACGGTATCGATTCATTGGATGTAACTTCATTCCCTCGTGCCTCTGAAATTGGCGACGTAGTAGGAGCTATCAAGACGTTGCTCAAAGAGGATCACAAGTTTAAAACACTAGTGATTGACTCTGTTGATTGGCTTGTTGAGCCGTTAATCTCTAAGAATGTTGAGTCATCGTATGACGCAAAAGACTTAGGATACGGTAAGAATCAAGTTTACGTAGCTGAAGAGTTCCGTGAGATTCTTCAGGGTCTTGATGCACTACGCCGCAAAAAGGGTATGAATATCGTCTTACTCGCGCATGCCTCAGTGGTTCGTTATGAGAACCCTTTGACTGAGCCGTATGACCGCTTTGTACCTAAGTTGCCTAACCGCTGCAATGCATTGTTGCAGGAGTGGTGCGACGTAGTAGCGTATGCTGGGTTCAAAGTGATTGTCAAAAAAGCAGACGTCGGCTTCAATAACACTGTAAACCGTGGAATCACTACTGGAGAGAGATTGTTGCATGTGACTGAAAGTCCAGCGTACATTGCAAAAAACCGTTATGCCTGTCCTGATTCTTTTGAGATGACCATTGAGGAAATCTCTAAAAATATACCTGTAGTATCTTAATAACCTAAAGGAGTAATAAATATGTCTAGTAAATTTGGATTTGATTTAAATGAGTATGAATCAGAAGAACGTAGCTACGAGCCATTACCAAAAGGTGAGTATGAACTCAAATGCACAGAAGCTGAAGAGAAAACAACTCAAAAGGGCGGAACTATGATTGCTGCAACTTTTGAAGTAGTCTCAGGTAAGTATGCTAACCGTAAAATTTGGAACAACTACAACATTCACAACGATTCAGAAAAAGCGCAACGCATCGGTCGTGAGCAGGTTTCAGCATGGGCACGTGCCTGCGGTAAGCCAAACGCTACCTCTGTTGATGAATTGCTTGAGCGTAGTTTTACGGCGGTTCTTGATATTGAAAAAGGCACAAATGGCTACTCTGACCGTAACCGTATTGTAGGCTACGTAGGTAAGGATTCAGCCCCAGCAGTAAAATCTAAAGCTAAAGAGCCATCATTATTAGACTTAGAAGATGACAATCTTTCAACAGCTAAGGTAAAACCAGAAGCAAAAGAAGGTAAAAAGAAAAATCCTTGGGATTAATGTTTTACGGGGGTACACAGCTGAAGGTCGTAGTACTTAAATAAGTATCCTAAATACTGCCCCGCCTCTAATAACGCAATAAAGGAAATACATGGCAACTAAAAAACCAGCACCAATCTTGATTCCTGCAGCTGAGGATGAAATGATTGGGCAAATTTACGCAGCTATAAAGCAGCGTCAATCGCGCCCAATGAGGTTGTCTAGGCTCGGTGCGTCAGGCATCGGAGAGGAGTGCCTCAGGAAGATTTGGATGGATTGGCGTGGCTACGGCTCAGTTGAATTTGATGGTCGCATGTTACGTCTATTTGAGACTGGCCACTTGCAGGAAGACCGAATCGTTTCTGACCTCAAAGCTGCGGGGTACACAGTTTACGAAAAGGACTCAAACGGAGAGCAATTTACGTTTACGGACAAAACTGGGCATTTTGTAGTCAAACTAGACGGAGTTATAAAGGGTATACCTTCAGCTGAAAACACACCACACGTACTTGAAGCAAAGACGCATAACAAGAAGTCTTTTGATGAGTTGGAAAAGAAAGGCGTTGTCATTTCTAAGCCGATGCATTATTATCAAGTTCAGGCGGGAATGCTATTCAGTGGCATTGAACGAGGACTATATTTTGCCCTCGGGAAGGATAACGAGGCTATTTACGTTCGGCGTATCAAGCCAGACACGCACACTCAAAATGACATACTCAAACGAATTGACATATTAGTTAATGCAGAAATACGTCCAGCGCGTATTGGTGAGAGTGATGAGGCTTACCCCTGCCGATGGTGCGACTTTAAAGAGGTGTGCTTTGACAAGAAGCCGCCCCTCAAAAATTGTCGTACTTGCGAGTTCTCAAGACCAGTTGAAGAAGGTAAATGGTGGTGTGATCATAACGATTTTAATTTACCTATGGAACTGCAACTTGAAGGCTGTGAATCTTACGTTCAGAAAGGTAAATGATGGCTTATTTTAGTAGAAAAGAAGCATTAGATTATGCTATTGTTTATTGTGAGAAAATAGCTGAGGCTAAATTTCAAACTCCTACGGACTTTGTAGCAGTAGCGGAAATAATTTATGAATTTCTAAATAAAGATGGAGATATGAATGTCAAATGTACAATCAGAACATGAAGACAACGGATTTGATGCGTATTGGGAACAGTTCAATAACGTAGATGTCTTGAAAGCATTAGCAAAAGAGATCTGGGACGACGCATTCAAAGCAGGTGGAAAGAAGCCTTGGTTTAGTCTAACTAAGGAACAAATGAAGGCGATTAAGGAAATGGAGTTTGGTGAATAATATGGCAGATTTTTATTTAGGTATTGATCCAGGAACTTACGGCGCGTTAGCAGTGCTTGACAAAGGCGGCTCTATTGTTGACATATATGACATGCCGACTCTTGAGTATGTATCAGGCAAGTCCAAAAAGCAGCGTGTAAACCCGCAGGCAATTTGTGCTGAACTACGCTTATTTAAAACGCAATCAGTAGAAGGTATGATTGAGCAGGTAAACGCGATGCCAGGACAAGGCGTAACGAGCATGTTCTCATTCGGTCGTGCGCTCGGTATTTTAGAAGGCACACTGGCAGGTCTTGATATCCCCTATACCCTCGTCACACCGCAAGTGTGGAAAAAGGCTATGGGTGCAAACGCATCAAAAGACGGTGCTCGGGAAATGGCAATGCGACTCTGGCCATCAAAGTCTGAATTGTTTAAGCGTAAAAAAGACGATGGTAGGGCTGAAGCCGCGCTATTAGCTCTTTATTTGCTCAGGACTAGGAATGGAAGATAAACTCAAAGACGCTCACACTGCAATCATGGCTAGCGGAGTTTGGATTTGTTTTGAAAAACAACCTACAATCAAAGAAGTTGATGATGCTCGTAGATTGTTGAATCAATTAACTGATGAATTAATAAAGGAGAGGCTAGATGCTAACTCGGAAATTAATCCCTCGCAGGAATAGAAGTCCGCTTGAGACTAGGCGACGACAGTCTCGGCATGAAGTGTTAAATAGATTTAACTTTTTGCGGGCTACTATTTCAATGGGTAGATATAAACCTTGGAGATGGTGGCAAAAGAAAAAACCAGCTTACAGAATATGGGAGTATAGAAATGACTGAAATAAAAAGATCAGTGCATTCAACTTTGAATGTAAGTTGCAGAAATGCAGATTATGCTGAAGGTGTAAAAGATGGGGTTATTTACACTTTGAGCAATTTATTGCATGAATGTGACGTGGTAATTAGAGTTATGCCTTACGTTGAACATTATGAATCTGACGAAAATTATGATTATCGAGTTAGGGCTAGATTTAGTGTCCGTGAAAAACGACAAGGTACAGAACGCGGAAGATGGATAAAAGATTTCAGCGCGTATTACGAAGAACCCATTCATAAAGAACCGTATGAGGAAGAAGTAGGACTAACGCTTGAAGGCGTAGCCGTTACAGTAAGCACTTCTGGCACCACATTTAAAGTTGAGCCTGCAAAAATATTCAAAAAATGGATAGATAATCCTTTGTTGACTGATAACGGGCAAACTGTTGGACAAAGGCAAAGAGCATGGTTACACGAGAAGTTAGATTCTTTTATTGATTCAAAATTGGAGAAAGCAGACAATGGCAACTAAAAAGCAACCCGCAGTAAAAGTAGAAGCACCAAAGGTTGAAGAACCTAAAGAGGAAGTAGTGGAAGTTGTTAAGGCGGAAAAGCCTAAGCAGACTGAAGCTGAGATCCGTAAAGAGATTGAAGACTTAACTATGCAGGGTCGTGATGCACCAATGACTGACCAGATTTACGGTATAGTGAAACCAGTGCCAAAGGATCCAACAGATATTCTACCTGAACCTAATGGGTTACTGCAGGGAGTAACCGATCCTCTACAACGCTTTATCAATATGTACCAGCCAGGAGAGTTTGTAATGCGTCAGAACTTCCGTAAACACCTGCTTCAAGTTTTAGAAGACTGGAAAGAAAATGGATCATCAGAAAGTTTATGATCATCTAATTCAAAAAGCTGTTTTACGTGAAAATATGAACGGCTATTTTGAGCGGCACCATATTATACCGAAATGCTTAGGGGGTTCTGATGATAAAAATAATCTAGTAAAATTAACAGCTAGAGAGCATTTTATTGCTCATTGTTTATTAGCTCGCATTCATGGAGGAGTTTTATGGCATGCTATTATTCAATTTAAAGATTCAAATAGGTATTTTAGTTCTAGATTATATGAAAACGCTAGAAAGAAACATGCTATTGAAATTTCAAAGAGATTAAAGAATATTCCTAGACCAGCTCAATCAATTAGGCAAAAAGGAGTTAAACGACCTGATGTATCAATCCAGATGCGTGGTAATACTTACGGAAATAATTTAAAAGGTTACAAACATTCACCTGAATTTGGCAAAGCTATTTCAATTAGACAAAAAGGTAAAAATAATCCAATGTTTGGCAAAAAGCTCACGCCAGAACATAAACTTAAAATAGCCGCTAGTATAGCTAAAAATAGATTTGATAGAAAATGCATTGCTATTAATACATTGATAAACAGTATTTTTATTTAAAAGGAACTAATTATGAATTCAAATTTTGTTTGGACTGCTGCAGGTACTGACATTACAATCCGCTGGAAAATGAATGGTTGGATTCCGCCGTCAGAACTTCAAGAGTATAGAGACAAGTGGAAGTATTATCAAGAACTTCCACTCCGCTCGTTGGATGCCAACGCTAAGGAACAATACGAATTAGTTCTAAAGCGAGCTAAAGTAGCACGCATCAGATAATTATTGCCAATAGCCTTTAGCTTTTCCAGCTTCATAAGCTAGAGGTGCTCCAATAGCCAACCCCGTACCTATAGCTTTTGCAGGTGGGTATGGGGTTAGGCTAGCGAGACCACCTAATCCACCTATAGTGTGCGCAACACCTGCAGCTGTACGACCTTCTGGAAAGTCTTTTGCAGCCTCATATAAATCATATGCTCCAGCTCCACCTGTAATTGGACCAGCTAACTTTCCACCAACCCATTTTGCACCGTTCCAGACTTTACCCATATTAGTGAGTTCAGGCAGGGCGGCAGACTCTTGAAGTAGTCGCGCTTTGTCAGCTAGGCGCGCTGCCATTTCTTTATTGCGAGTTACTTCGGTAGGAGTGCTAGATTTTAATTGGTTTAGAGCATCTTCTAAAGATAAAAACTCAGATTTAGCCTGTTGATGCGCTTTTGTCGCTTGAGCTAATTTGTCTCGCGCTGCTTCGGCAATACTACGGTCAACTTTTTCTACACCGCGCGCTGAACTCGCATGAGTGGGTAGCATGATATTTGAGCGTTCGGGTACCATGGCATATCCAGGACCAATTTTAGCTTCTGCATTTTTGACCTGCTTCATAATGTCCCAGACACCTTCTTCATTTTTAGTAGTATCTATTGCGCGAGCAGCGTCAAAATCAGTTAATCCATATGACTTACCGTAGTTCTCAGTAGCAACTCCTCCTAGGGGCTTTACGACGTTTTTACCTTGTGCTGGGGGCAAACCTTCATCCATAGCTATTAGTTTGCCTAAATCCGTTTTCTGAGTAGATGGAGTGTATATTCCATGTTTAGCTGCTTCAGCTTGAGCTAACTTCAATTCAGCTTCTGCATCTTTTAATACATTTGAAGCAGCTTGATGCTGTTGATGCGTGTCTAAAATATTATTAGCATGGCTTTGAGTTGAGCGTTCAAATGCATTATTAGCTACGTCAGCATTCACCTTAGCCGTATTAAGCGCAGAACCAGTAACTGGAGGTTTGATGACTTCTTCAGTCATAGGTTGATTAAACACCTTACCAGCACCCGCACCTGCTAATGCTGAACCAACGTCCCCTACATCAAAACTAGAAGGAGCAGAAGAAACCGTAACCGAACCTTCAGGAGCAGAACCCGCTTGACCTTGAGTGAGATTATATAATTCAGGATGAGCCTGCTGAAGAAATTGAGCACCCGCATCAGGTTGAGACTGAGTATGAGTTGAACCTTCTTGAGTTAAACTATATAACTCAGGGTGTTGCTGTTGCAACAATTGTGCTCCACTGTCAATTGAGTCAGCCATGATTAATCCTTATTGTTGCGGTTTGTACTTATAGTTATTACTAAGGTAACTATATGCGCTGGCATATTGCTCAGGTACTTTACGGAATGGAGATTCTTTTGAATTAAAGAATTCATTCAAATGAGTATTAGCATAATTCTCACCTTTTTCTCTTACCCAATCAGAATACGCATCTTTTACTGCTAATCCTTTAGAGTTTTCTAATTTACGTTGAGCAGCCCACTTGTCAATAAATTGAGGAATATTATTC